ATCAACGAAGGACCAGACGAGAACCCTTTTATATGTTCAGCTGTTAAGTTACCATTTTATTATCCAGAAGAAGGGCCGAACGGAACTATTGAAACAGTATGGCGTAAGTTTGAGAACTTTTCTTATCGTAATATATTGCGCACATGGCCACGAGCTAAAATCCCACAGATTATGCAAGAATTAGCAAAGGATGCTCCAACTTATAAGATAGACCTACAAGAAGGCACAGTCTTTGATGAAAAGACAGGAGCATATGAATATATCTTGTGGCATGATGAGTCAAAAGAAGTGTTACTATCTGAAATGGTATTATCCTCACCGTGGGTTGTGTTTAGGAGTTCCAAAAGAGCTAATGAACTATATGGTAGAGGACCAGCCGATCGGGCATTACCGACAATGCAATCGCTCAATCAAATATATGAAGATAAACTTCGAGCAGGTGCTTTCAGGTCAATGCCCATTTATCTTGGTGTTAATGACGGTGTGTTTAATCCTTGGACAACTAATTTAGAACCAAACACCATAATTCCTGTAAGTCCGTTTGGTTCTAATCCACCATTAACACCAGTTCCTCAGGGCGGTAATCCTGAATATGCTGTTGAGGACATTATGGATTTACGTAAGCAGATCAATAATATCTTTATGACAGATCCTTTGGGTTCAATTGAAGATCCAGCTAAGACTGCTACTGAAATAATGATCCGTAATCAAGCAGCGCTTGAACTTAAGATACCATCAATAAGCAGATTACAGGTTGAGTTATTAGACAAGGTCATACAACGCTTTGTGTTCATTCTCAAGAAGAAGGGTTTGTTTCCACCACTTAAAGTGGATGGCAAAGAGTTTGCAATAGAATATAAATCCCCGCTGATTCAAGCACAAGATCAAGCAGATGCTACTAACATTGTTAAATATGTTCAGACACTACAAAGTACTGTTGGACCTGATAAGGCATTAATACCACTTGATGAACCTGATTTCTACTTAGAACTAGCTAACAAGATGAATGTACCACTCAAGGTTTTAAAGAGTGCTGTTGAGATAGAGCAAACACTAGATCAGATGGCACAAGCAGAACAAGAACAAAATCAACCACAGTTACCGCAAGCTCCTGTTGGTGGATTACAGTAATAGCTTGCTAAACAGAGGAGAGCGTTAATTATGGTTATGTCAGTTCCGGCAGATCAAACACCTATGTGCGATAGGCCGCCAGAAATAGTACCAACAGCCCCGTTAGAGGTTCAAGAGATCTTAAATAAGATCGATTCATATACAATCAAAGAAATCCGCGACTTATTAGATTACTGGGATCTGGAGGTCGGTAAATTCTATGGTAAACATGTGTTCTTAGCAACCCTAAGAGATAGAGTGGTAGATCTTAAGCGAGAAGCAAGACAAGTAAAACAAGTTGTAGATAAACCAACACTTGAATCAAGAGATGATGAACTAGCAAGATTACGTAAACTAGAGGAGAAATACAATAATGAACGAGCCGAAATTCCAACCGCCAAAAGTACAAGACCAAGAGCAAAACCAACCGTCAAACGAGTTAAACAACCTAATACTAGAGGTGTTCGACAGAACAAGCCCAGGAAAAAAGTTATTAAAACTTCTGCATGAGGAATATCTACATAAGTTTATAAACCCAGTGCAGATAAACTCTATAACTCCATTTGCTGCTGGCTTTCTCGAAGGTGAGAAAAGCATGATGATATTCATAGAACGGGTGATTAGGTTTGCTAAAACCCCCGAACAAGTTAAGGAGAAGAAATAATGACTGAAGAAATAGGAACAACAACAGTAGCAAGTGCTCCGCAGGAAGGATCACCAGAGGCATCACAGATACATTCATCAACGATGCAAAATACCGAAGGAACTATGGCGATCGAAGGAGAAACTGGAAAGGTAACAGGTGTGCCAGAAGAAGAGTTTAAGTGGAGTTGGCAAGAAGGTTTGCCAGGTGAGGGCAAGCGTCCCGATTGGATTAGTGAAAAGTACGATAGTGTTGAAGCACAAGCCAGAGCTAACAACGATGCACAAGAGCTTATTGGTAAATTAAAGAACCAATTAGGTAAGTATGCTGATTGGCACGCACCAGAAGCTTATGACTTTAGCGAAATTACAGGTGATGATTTCGCTTTCAACAAAGACTCAGCAGAGTTCAAAGGATTTACAGATCTAATGCATGTTAATAACATACCAAACGAATTAGCTAATCAACTTGCACAATTGTACAAAGCAGATCAAATGAGCAATAGGATAGATCCAGCTGAAGAAATAAAGGCTATTGGACCAGATGCACAGCAGCAGTTTGATGCTCTTAATAAATGGCGTGAATCTTATAGTGATGAAACATCAGAGTTTCTAAGAAAGACAGCAACAACAGCAGAAGCTATTAGGGCATATAAAGAAATTAGAGCAACTAATATACAAACATCTGTTCCTACTGGTATTGGTACTGCTCCAACAACAGTTACTAAAGAGATGCTGCTCAAACAATATGGTGAAAATCTCTATAAGGGAGATAAAATTGCTGATGATCCTGACAAACAAAGAGAGTGGGTAAAGAAGATTAAAGAATTTGTTTGACAATTGAACGAAATAAGAGTGTAATATTTTTAATCCCGAATGGGGTATTTGAGAGAAGCGACTAATCGTCCTCAACTTGTCCGAGAGTTAACCCATCTTTGATGGCCTCTATAAAGACATAGAGCTAACGCGATAAAGCTAGTAATTATGTTTATTTTATGGAGGCTATAAAATGTCTATTTATATTAATGATGCCGCTGTAACGCTGTTTGATCCAATGCCAAAACAGGCTTTTCAAGAAAAAGGATTTAAACTACGTGGTACTGTGCGCACAAGAAATGATGTCACTGGTGACACAATCAAATTTCCTAAATTAGCTGCTGGTTTAGCACAGCAAAAAGCGATTCAAGATGATATCGTACCATTAAATCTCGTATGGTCACAGGCAACTGTAACTATGCAAGATTGGCATGCATCTGACTATTCCGATATTTTCGGACAACGTGATGTTAACTTTGATGAAGTTAACGAACTAGGTCAGGCATTAGGTATGGCTATCGGTCGTAGAGCTGATCAACAGATCATCGATGCATTGGCCGCTTCAGGAACTACTAATACTATTGCTCATGGTGACACTGGATTTACTTATGCTAAATTCTTGACCATGAACAAATTCTTCACCACAAATAACTTGCGTCAGAACGGAAATGAGTTCCACGTAGCTATTGACGGAACTGCTGAAGAAGATTTGTTGAATGAAACTAACTTCATAAGTAGTGATTTCACTAGACAACGAATCTTAGATAATGGATCTAGCCTTAACGGTATGGATTTGTTTGGTTTCAAATGGCATGTATTTGGTGATATGGATGAAGGCGGAATTCCTTTGTCTGGTTCTACTTATACAGCTTATGCATGGACTAAAAATGCTATGGGTCAAGGTATTGGTATGGACTTCTCAACTGAAGTTAACTATATCCCAACTAAAACTTCATTCTTAGCAACATCTAAGTACAGAGCTGGTGTTGGTGTTATCGATGCTGTTGGTGTTGTTGATATCAGTTACCAATAATAGGAGGATTTATTATGTCTTTTTCAATAAATGGTTTAGCAAAAATAACCTCCTCTGCTAATGCACTTGCACCTACATGGTTCAGTTATGTTAGTACTGGTGATGCTATTGCAACTATTAAAGCCTCTGGCTATTTTAATGGTGCTATGCAGAATCTAACTAATGGTCAAGGTAAGTTCAAAGTTGGTGATGTTATTCATGCTTCTGGTAGTGATACCTATGAGTTGTTAAATATCACCGCTGTTACAACCAATGTAACTACTGAACATTTTATCAGCATAACATTAGATACTGAAAATATTGTTACTACTGGTAATATCACTGGTGGTAACTTAATTGCTACTGCTGGCGACGTTAGCGGTGTAACTGGTACGTTCAGTGGTGCTGTATCTACTGGTGATTTAACAATTACTGGTGTTGTAGCTCAAACTGCTGCTGTACGTCCTTCTAGTGACTATGCTTATTTCTACAATTTAGATTGTGATGAGTTTATGACTGGAGGCGCAGCTCAAAAGACCTATATGCTAGGTATTAGTGGTGAAAGACCTGTAGGATCTGCTGCTACTGGAGACAGTAACGATGCGATCATTAAGGGATCTTACAGTAACTATGCTGCATGTGATGCTAATTTTATTATACGTGGTGTAAACACTAGCGTTACAAATAGGAATGGCGGAACATTAGGCATGACTGAAGGAGCTGCAATTGGTGCGGCTAATAAGAGTGGTGGAACATCACCTACTGTTAGAGGCATGACGATTAGAGCAGAGAACTACGGTACAAATGCTACCGAGTTCGGTGTTTTAGATGTTAATGCTTCTGATGAAGTTGGTGCTGGAACATTGCGTTATGGACTTCGTGTTCGTAGCACAGATGCTTCTAGTGTAGCAGCTCTTGATGCTGGTATTTTGCTATCAAACACATCTACCTATGGTTTCGACTATGGTATGGATATGAATGGTGCAACTATTGGTACTGCTGATATTCGTTTGAATAACGGCGCAACATTAGCTAATGGTGCTGCTGGTACGTTAACTATCACTGAAACAGCTATTGATTTAGTTGGTGCTTTAGCCGCTGATGCTCTTACGTTATCCGACGTTCTGACATTTAGCGATGGCGCTACTATCGATAATACTGCAGCTGATACTTTAACACTAACTGAAACTACTGTTGCTATTGATGGAATCTTAACGGTTTCTGGAAACACAACGTTAGGTGATGCAGGCACAGATACTATAACTTTTACAGCCAAACAGGTTGGACAACTTTATAGAAACGAAACTGGCGTTGATGCTAAATCGTTAAAGATGCACAACCATGATACTGCAGCCACTATGAATAATGAGTTCAAATATGAAACCATTAATACTAGTGGTGATAACTATGGTACTTGGAATGAGTGTCATATCGCAGCAACAGGTACAGCGACTTTGCGCGCTCAAACCAATGTTGCTGTAGTTGAGTCAACATTTACTGCTACTGACACAACTTTGATTGGCTCGTACAGTCAGGTTCGTGGAGATGGAGACATAGCTGGAAACTCTTTTGTTTCTGGTATGTATAGTATTGTTGGAGCTTCTGCTGCAATGACTGCTACCCATGTAAATGCTCTGTGGTTAGATACGCATATGGCTAATACTGTTACAGGTTCTTATGAATTGTTATACATGACTGAAAATGGTGCTACTGCACTAGATCAGGTTATGTACATGAGAACTCCTGGAGCGGTTGCTTTCGCTGCATTTGATACATGTAGCGCATTTATTTCTAACTCTGTAGTAAATAGTGGTACAGAAAAGAAAATTAAAATTACTATTGATGGCGTTGTTTATTATATCAATGCTAGAACTGGTTAATTTTAATATAACCGAGTGCTGAATTCACTTGTGGTTTTTGGCACTCATTTTTTTAATTTAGAGGAGATCAAATAATGACAATTTCAAAAGAAGATTTACAAAAACACGCACAAGAAATCCATGTTGAATTAACTAAGGTTCTTGAGAATCTACAGAAAGTAGAACAAGAAAGAACTGATTTGATTGTAAAGAAGAATGCAATGGTTGGTGCAATCGAAAGTACAAAGATTTTATTGGCTAAGGAAGAAGAACTTTCTAAGCCAAAAGAAGAAGCAAAGGTAGAAATACCTAATTCAATTCCACAGCAGACAGACGAAGTCAAAGAAGCTGAAGAATTGGTAGACGAAAAGGTAAAAGGGGAATAATCCCCTTTTCATAATA